GCTGGCGCGCGAGCTCGGCGTCGGCGTCGGCGAGCTTCGGCGGATGGGCTCCGAGGGGCTGCTGACCGCCGACCGCGTGCTGCCCGCCCTCGTCCGCGCCGGCGAGCGGATCAACGCCGAGTTCGAGCGGCTGCCCCCCAGCATGGGCCGCGCCTTTGCGATCCTCGGCGAGGCGATGACGCGCTTTGCCGCCGATCTCGATCGCGCGCTTGGCCTGTCGCGGGCGATCGCCACCGCCGCCCAGACCGCTGCCGCCGCCGTCGACCGCAGCCGCGTCGCCGTCGGGCTCGGCACGCCGGAGGAGACGGCGCGGGCCGGGGCCGCAGATGCCACGCGCCGGCTGGAGGACGCGATCCGCCAGGCCGCGCAGGCCGAGCGGCTGATCGCCGCGCTGGAGGCGCTGCCGCGGCGCACCGCGCCCGAGACGGCCTCGCTGGAGACCCTCCGCCGCCAGGTCGCGCCGCTCAGGGCCGATCGCCAGCGCGCCGCCGCCGAGCTTGAGCGCCACCAGGCCGAGCTTGCGGAGATCGAGCGCGACGGGCTGGTCACGCGGCTCGGCGAGGAGGAGGCCGCCGCACGGCAGCAGGCCACGCTGCAGCAGCGACGCGACGCGGAGCGGCTGGCGGAGCTGCGCCAGGCGCTCGACCGTGAGCGCGGGGTCCGCGAGCAGCACGCGGCCCGGGTCGGCCAGATCGAGGAGCTGCAGGCCCGCGGCTCCGTGGAGGCGGCAGAGGCAAGCCGCCTGCGCGCCGCCGCCGATCGCGAGCGCGACGAGGCGCTGCAGCGTCTCGGTCGGACGGCAGAGGAGACGGCACGCCGCCAGGCAGGGGCCGAGCAGCGCGCGCAGCAGCAGGAGCGCGAGGCCGCCCGCGCGCAGCAGCAGAGCGAACGCGAGGCCGCTGCAGCGCTCGAGCGCCAGCAGCGGGAGGCCGAGCGCACGACAGACGACATCGTGCGCTACGGCGCGTCCGCCTTTGCCGACATGTTCGAGGCGAATGGCCGCGGCTGGCGCGGCATGCTGCAGAGCTTCGAGGCGACGTTCCGCCGGACCTTTGCCCGCATGGCGGCCGAGGCCGTCATCCGCCCGATCGTGCAGCCGATCGTCTCCGGCATCATCGGCACGCCAGGCAGCGACGGAACCTTCGCCGGCGGGCTCGGCCAGCTGCTCGGGCTCTCGGGGATCGGCTCGCAGCTCTCCGGCGCCCTCGGGCTCGGCAGCCTCGGCAGCGGGATCAGCGGGCTGCTCAGCGCACCGCTTTTCGGCCAGGCCGCGCTTGCGTCCGCGACCACGACCGCGCTCGGCGGGATGGGCGGCGTCCTTGGGCCGGCGACCGCGGCACAGCTGGGGCTCGGCGGCGTCACCCTCGGCTCCGCGCTCGGTGCCCTCGGCGCGGGCTTTGGCGCCGGGTCGCTGCTGAACAGCCTGGCCGGCGGCAGGCCGACCGGCGGCATGATCGGCTCGGGCGTCGGGTCCGCCGCGGGCGCGCTGATCGGCTCGATCATCCCGGGCATCGGCACGCTGCTTGGCGGGCTGATCGGCGGCGCGGGCGGAGGGCTGTTCGGGGGCCTGTTCGGCCCGGGCCCCTCCAACCGCGAGGGCACCGCGAGCCTTGACCTCGCAACCGGCCAGACCACCATCGGCGGCCAGGTAGGCCGGAAATTCAGCCAGCAGAACCGCGACGCTGCTGCCGCCGCCGTCCAGCAGGCCCGGGAGCTTGTGGCGGGCATCACCACCGCGATCGGCGGCAGCCTCTCGCGCGGCCGCGTCACCATCGGCGTCGGCGACCGCGACGGGTTGCGCGCCGACATCGACGGCACCTGGCTCGGCCGCTACCCGCGCAACGAGGCGGGCTTCGAGCAGGCGATCGGCGATGTCGTCCGCGGTCTGCTGCCCGAGATCACTGGCGGCATGGCGGCAGAGCTTCGCAGCGCGATCGGCGTCTCCGGCGCCAGCGCGCCGCAGGAGATCCTCGACATCGCCACCTGGATCGGCGGCGTCTATCGCGGCCTGACCGAGATCCGCGAGCCGATCGACGCCTATGCCGAGCAGCTGCGCGCCCTCAACCAGACCTATGACGACGCCGTCGCCCGCGCGCGTTCGCTCGGCCTGTCGGAACAGGCGCTGCAGGATGGCCGCGCCCGCGCGCTTGCGGAGCTGGAGCGCCAGCGCCGCGAGGCCGCCGCGCCACAGCTGACGGGCTTCGTCTCCTCGCTGGCGGACACCACGCGACGCCTGCGGGCCGCGAATGACAACCCGCTGACCCCGACGACGCGGCTTGATCTCGCCAGCCGGCAATTCGACGCCGACCTGTCCGGCGCGCTCGGCGGCGACGCAAGGGCGCTCGGCCGCATCCCATCGAGCGCCGACACGCTGCTGGGCCTGTCGCGCGACGTGTTTGGCAGCGGCCAGGGCTTTGCCGCCACCTTCGACCGGGTGCTGGCGGGCATCGGCAGCATCGCCGAGATGGGCGATGAGCGGCTGACGGCCTCGGTCCTCGCCGCCGAGACCCGCAGCCAGACCGAGACGCTGGTCGAGGCGCTGGCCCGGCTGCAGGCCGAGGTCGCGGCCCTGCGCCGGGAGGTACAGCAGGGCAGCGCCAATCCGCTGCTGGCGCGCAGCGCATGAGCGACCTGGTCACGGGCCGCGGGCCGCTGGTCCTGGCCGCGGAGATCGAGGTGTTCGTGCCAGGCCTCGGCAGCGCCCCCGCGCCGGGCGAGGCCTGGGGCGTGCTCGCCACCGCCACCCCGACGCGCGAGCCGTCGCCGCTGCTCGACTACACCCTGCTGCGTGCCTCCGACGCCGGCTATGTGACGCGCGAGGAGGATCCGGTCGGGCTCCTCATCTACCCGCCGATCCTTGCCTCCGGCGTCGAGATCGACCGCGCCATGGACCTCGCCCCGGGCGGCCAGGGCGCTGCCGCCGGCTGGGGGGCGCTCAGGCTGGCCAATGACGCCGGCGCCCTCGACCCGCTCGGCCGCAACGCCGATGGCCGCGCCGTGCGCCTGCGCATCGGCCGAAAGACCCCGACCGTCCAGGGCTGGCGCGACCCGCCCTGGGCCAGCACCGCGCTGTTGCTCGAGGGCGTCGGCGCCGGATGGCAGGTGGATGAGGCGGAGCTTCGGTTGGCGCTTCGCGACCCGAGCTATTGGCTGGATCGTCCGGTCGAGGGCGCAGCCTATCCGGGGACCGGCGGCCTCGGCGGCAGCGCAGCGCTGGCCGGCAAGCGCATCCCGCGGCTGCGCGGCGGCACGGCCAGCCACCCCGTCCGCGAGATCGCCCCGCTGCTCGTCGATCCCGTCGCCGGCATCTACCAGGTGAGCGATGCGCCAGGCGGCATCGTCACGCTGCAGGAACGCGGCCTCGCGGGTGGGATCACCCTGCATGGCAGCGTCGCCGACATCACCGCCGCCGCGCCACCCGCCGGCACCTACGCGGTCGAGAGCAGCGCGCGCGGGCTGTTCCTGCGCCTCGGCTCCTTTCCGCCGGCCGGGCAGATCACCGTCGATGCCTGGGGCGCCTTTCCGGATGGCAGCACGCCAGGCGCCGCCGCCTCCGTCGCGCTGCAGCTGCTGCGGCAGGATCTCGGGCTTGCTGATACACTGCTGGATGCAGCGAGCTTCACGGCGCTTGCTGCTGCGGCACCCTGGCCGGCCGGCCTCTGGCTCGGCACCGAGGAGCAGGACGGCGCGGCGCTGGCCGGGCTGCTGCTCCGCTCCTCCGCCGCGCGCCTGGTGCCGCGCCGTGACGGCCGGCTCGCCGCCGTGTCGCTCGCCGCCGCCACGCCGCCGGCCGTCGCCACCTACACCGCGGCCGAGATCCTCGACTGCGTCGCGCGCCCGCTGCCAACGCCGCCGGCGCGGCTCCGCATCGGCTGGGGGCGCAACCACACGGTCCAGACCAGCGGCCTCGCGCCGACCCTCTCTGGCGCCCGCATCCAGGAGCTTGCCGAGACCTGGCGCGTCGCCACCGCCGGCAGCACCGCGGTCAGCACCGCCTGGCGCCGCCCCGCCGAGCCGCCGCTGGTCGAGACCGCGCTCACCAGCAGCGACGGCGCCGCAGCCCTCGCCGTGCTGCTGCGCGATCTCTGGGCCGTGCCGGAGGGCCGGCGGCTCTATGAGTTGCG